TACTCGGACACGCTCCTGATTTTCCTCCTCAAGGGAAATAAGCCGGAGAAATTCAAGGAGCGATCCGAACTCTCAGGACCGGGAGGAACGCCGCTCCGCCTTTCATGGGACGACGGCGACGAGGAGGAGACCGATGACGACTGAGTTCGATGAGCATCCGCCCGGGGCGGAGATCCTCCTGAAGGTTGAGACTGACGGGTCCCTGACGGTCGTCGTTGAGCCGGACGAGGGACCGAAAATCCGGGGACGATTCCCGGTCGAGACGATGGTCCCTATCGCTCAGAAGATCCTCGCTCGACACGGTCACGTTTCCGCGATTGCGAAACAGGACGTCGAGAACCTGATCAGATCGCTCGACGATCCGAACCTCGGGGAGGCGTGATATGGGTCGAGGTCGAGGACGTCCGGATCTCGTCGAGATGTTCGAGAAAACCGAGCGTCATTTCAGAACGAATCAATTTCCGATCTCTCATCCGAACGGAATCAGGACCCGGGAGTATCGAGGAAAGGAACCTCCTCGCCCGGGGAACTGGGGTCTCCGATGGAAAGTCGAGGAAACGGCGTCAGAGCGTCCTTTAAAGTACGAGACGAGTCAGTGGTCGCCGGAGCCGGAGATCGCCCGGGAGGAGCCGCGAGAGCCTCGTTCCTATCGATCCTCGACAATGTGTCCCGACTGTAAGGGACAAGGCGGGGAGGTCGTATATAATCCGGTCGGGGACGATGACTGGTTCCGATGCGAGAAGTGTGTCGGGATCGGGTATATCATCACGGAGAGGATCGTCCCGGACGAGGAGCCGCCCGAGATCGAGGTCAAGATCCTCCCGCCGCCCGAGGTCCGGGTTCCTCAGAGGGTCGGCGAGATTATCGAGTGTTACGTCTGTAAAGGCGAGGGGACCCTGACCCTGTTCTGTACTCGATGCAGAGGCTCCGGACGGTACGCCGGAGGGAACTGTCCTCTCTGTGAGGGGACCGCGAAACGGGTCATCGATTGTACGATCTGTCACGGAGCGAGGTTCCTGATCATGCATCGGGACCGGAACGGCATGACGTCGAATCAGCCGTATCGACCGCCTCCGGCTTTCGAGGTCCCGGGAAACGACGAGGATCAGCGTGTTCAGTGGCTCCGGAGCATCGCCCGGGAGATGTCCCGGGTCATCGATGAGAACAATCGGCGAATCGAACGAGAGCGGAGAGGATGGGTCGATCATGCTTGACAGGTCATGTCAACACTGTTCCGGACGGCGGACCCTCGCGTATAAAATCATCATTTCCCGGGGCAAGCGATACGAGTCTAATTATAAACCGTGTCCGCATTGTCAAGGAACGGGTCAGAGATCGCGTCTCCGGGCGTTTCTCTCCCTGATAGGACTCAGAGGATGAACAAGGGACTCGCGGTCTATAAAGCGGCGAGAGAGACGCTCAAACGGTATCGGGTTCTGTACGGCGGAGCCGGATCAGGGAAGTCAGTCACGTCGGCTCAGTTTCATCTCGACGCCGCGATGAGCGGAGAGAAAGAGCGAATCCTCGTCATCCGGAAAGTCGCCCGGACGATCCGTCATTCGACGTTTGCTCTGTTCCGCGATGTGATCGACGCCCTCCGATGGAACGGAGAGGTAAATGTTCATAAAGGCGACATGAAAATCGAGTTCAGAAACGGGAACGAGATTATTCACGCCGGACTCGATGACGTCGAGAAACTGAAATTAGTGACCGGGATCACGCGGATATGGATCGAGGAGGCGACCGAGGTTGACATCGAGGACCTCGCTCAACTCGATCTCCGGCTCCGGGGCGATCAGGTCGAGAACCCTCAGATCACGCTCACATTTAATCCCGTTTTTACGGCGAGAAAGATTTTCGATTATATCGGCTTTCCGACCGCCGATCTCCCGTCGCGAGGGTTCAAGGAGAACGAGGACGCTTTCGTTCAACATTCGACTTTTGAGGACAACAAACACGCCGGAAAGAAATACTCGACCGCCCTCCGGCGTCTCGCCTCGGTCTCTCAGGCGATGCATGACATTTATTATCTCGGACTCCTCGCGATCTCGGATGAGCCGGATCAGTTGATCAAGTATGAATGGGTCAAGAGGGCGTTCGAGACGGACCCGTCCCTTGTGTTCAACGACGGGCGTCAGAGGCTCGGGGTCGATGTCGGTCGCCTCGGGGACGACCCGAGCGTGATCGCTCACCTTGAGGGATATGTCCTGAATCAGTTTATCAAATATCCGCCTCAACGGACCTCGATCACGGGACACTCGGTCGGGAACTATATCCGGGAGAACGGAATCCCGAGCGAGTTCGTCGGGGTCGATGCGGTCGGTCTCGGAGCCGGGGTCCTCGATACACTTTACGACGATGGGATCGAGGCGGTCGAGATCATCGGCGGAGCCTCCCCGCTCGAATACGTTGACCTCGGGACGCCGATCTCGGTCGTCAACCTCCGATCTCAAATGTACTGGTATATGCGGCATTTATTCGAGGAGGGTCTCGTCGCGATACAGGAGGACAACGAGGAGTATCGGCGGCTTTTACAGGAGGACCTCCTCGCCCCGAGATATAGGTTCGTCGGCGAAAAGGTCGTCGAGGTCGAGCCGAAAGAGTCGAAGTCGAAAGACTGGGGTCTCAAGAGCCGCCTCGGTCGGTCGCCGGATTTCGGGGACTCTCTCGCTTACGGTCTGTTTGTTGACCGATACCTGATCGAGATCCCGGACGACGAATATGAGGAGCCTCAAGAGGAGGGCGTTTTCGCGTTCGAGATGGAGGACGATGACAACGCCGTATTTTTATAAGGGGACGACATGACCGAGGCGACGTTTGTTTCAGACAACGGAGAGTCCGGTCCTATTTTTGAGGGTCAATGTCCTGACTGTAAGGCAACGATTCGAGTCGCTGAGTATCAACGGTGGGACTCAAAGTGTGAGTGTGGTCATGAATGGACTCTTGACATTAGTATCCGGAGGAAATACGCATGAATCGAGCGAGAACGAGATATATCGAGCCGAGCGGGACGGCGGTCAATCCGCTCCGGCGTGAGAGAAAGCGACGGGCGGCGGAACTCGGGATCACGAATAAGCAACTCCGGAAACGCGAACGGAGGGAACGGAGGCGGTCATGACGCTGACAATGTCCGAGCGACTCGGCGGTCAATGGACGGCGTCGTTCGCCGGATTCGAGGGCGAGGGGCGGACGCCTCTCGAATGTCTCGAACAGATCGAGGCGATGATCAAGGTCACGACGTTCGGTCGATACGACATCGTTCCGAACGGAAAGGGAGGGACGGAGGCGATCTCGTTCGGGGAGAATACGGAATATAAGGATTATGTCCTGACGGCGGTCGAGGAGTTCAAGGAGGCGTATCATGACGATAGAAAGCCGGATCATGTCGGTCCTGATCGAGGCGAGACCGTATTTCCTGACGCTTGACGTGATCAAGAAACGAATCCCGGAGCCGACTGTTTCCCGGGGACAGATCCGGGCGGGATTATACAGGCTCAGAAAGAAAGAGTTCGTCAGAAATCATCATCATTTCAAAGAGGGTTATTTGTGGGCGGTCCGAGGGAGGATGACGGGATGAATGAGGTCAAGAACGGAAAGGTCGGTCTCGGGACCCTGATCGCTGACGCGGTCCGGAGTCCTTTCGAGAGGTTGAGGGCGAGGACGGTCGAGGCGAGGGTCTCGATCAAGGAGGATGAGTATTACGAGACGATGATCGGCGAGGCGGCGAAAGTCGTCTATCCGGAGGACGATTCGGGATGGGAACTGATCTCGAATAAGCCTCTCGGAGGGACCGCCGCGACGACGGCGGGAAAGGACGACCTCCGGACTCAGGCGAGGAAAGCGTTCTATCAGTCCCCGCTTATCGTCGGATTCATCAAGTCTCTGATCCGGTTCGTGATCGGTCCCGGGGCGGCATACTCCGCCTCGACCGATGATGACGACAAGAACGAGGTCATAAATGAGACGTGGTCAGACTGGACTCAGGCGGTCCGATGGTCGGAGATCGAGAAAGAGATATGTTCCCGAACGTGGCGGGACGGGGAGTGTTTTATTCATCGTCAAAAGAACCCGGGATTCAGGGACCCGTCAATCGCGGCGACGATAGGGTTCTCGGCGAAACAGAAAAACACCCTCGCCCGGGCGAATATCACGACGGCGATGATGACGCCTCAAAAGCCTTATCTCACGCTCCGGATGCTCGACCCGGAACATATCAAGGACCCGACGTCGGCGTTCTCTGACGGGATCGTGACCGATCCGAACGACGTCGAGACGGTCCTCGGTTATCTCTATTGTCCGTCGAGCAACACGGACGACCTGACGTTCCTCCCGGTTGAGGACGTCCTTCACATCAAGATCCGGGTCGATAGAAACACGAAACGGGGACGGAGCCTCCTCGAACCGCTCCTCCCGCTCAACACGAAGTACGAACAGTGGTTACATTATCGGATCGTTTTGAACAAGGTCAGATCCGCCGTCGCGTGGATCAAGTCGGTCTCCGGTCCGGCGTCGAACCGGAACGCGATCCGGAACAGTCGAAAGGCTCAGAGGGACGGCGTCGAGGTCGCCCGGGGCGAAAACAGGGTTCAAGTCCCGAGGGCGGGAACGACGGTCACGGCGACGCCCGGGGTCGATTACGATTTCAAAAATCCGAACCTACAGGCGGCGGACGCTCAACACGACGGACGGGAGATCAAACTCAATATCGCGGCGACGACGGGTCTCCCGGAATACATGATCACGGGCGACGCCTCGAACGCGAATTACTCCTCGACGATGGTCGCGGAGAGTCCCGGGGTCCGAGAGTTTGAATACTGGCAGGACGTTTTCTCCGAGTATTTCGGCTATATATGGAACTGGGTCCTCTCGGCGGCGATTGAGTTCGGCGTGATGACCGGGGTCGATCCCGAGGAGATCGCCTCGTCTGAGGTTCAGATTTCCTTTCCGCCTCTGATCGCCCGGAACAAACTCGACGAGGCGAAAGCGAATCAGATCAAGGCGGGAGCCGGGATTCTGAGTAAACAGACGTGGTCCGAGGAGGACGGGCGGGACTGGCAAACTGAGAAAGAACGGATCGAGGCGGAGGCGGAGGAGGAGATCGGTCTCGGGGTTCCCTCCCTGAGTCAGTTCGGGGTCGATCCGAACGAGGAGGATGAGGAGGTCGATTAATGGCTCATGCACTCGGAAAGGCGACGACGACGATCACGATTGACGGGTTCGAGTTCGAGGTCGAGGACATCTCGGTCAATATGAATCCCGATCCGCCGATTCATGAGGCGTATGACTGGCAAAAATCAGAGGGCGGTCTGTTCGTTCCGATTGACCTGACTGTAAGCGGGACCGTCTCGAATATGTCCGGGACGACGGAAAAAACGACCGAGGAAATGAGGCGGGAACAGGAGGAGGTCTTGAGGATTCTCCGGGAACAGGGGACGGCGTCAGACTGGACCGTTCCTCCGATCAACAATCGGGCGGAGTATGTTCATTTTCATGAGGAGGACCCCGATCAGGAGCCGACCGAGGAGGCGGAGTTCGAGGTCATCGATCCGCCTCAACTCACGGAGGGCGACCGATGAGTATTATCAAGCATTTCAAAACCGACCGCCTCGGATGCGAAATAAACGAGGCGGATGAGGGATCTCGACCGCCGATAGACGGGAATCATCGACGGGACATCGAGAACCTGATCGGATCAAAGATCCGGGAGGCGTTCGTCGAGATCGGTCATCCGACCGACAACGGCGGCGGGCGGATCGTCATCATCTCAGAGGATTCGAGGCGATGGGAGATCACGGTCAACAAGGCTCTCACGGACCCGTCTCTCATCGTTATAGAGACGCGGACGCCCCGGAATATGGGCGGCGATAAAATGTCCTCAGAGAGCGGCGAGAAACAACTCTCCGGACAGTACGAGACACATATCGGTCTCAAGGATCGAGGACATCAATGATCGCTCATGAGTTCCCGTATCACGGATCGAGAATCCGGATCACGTTCTCCGAGGTCGGACGGCTCAAACTGTTCCGCCTCGTCCCGGTCGAGGGCGGGACGTTTCCGGACGAGATCGAGGACCGGGAGGAGATCGTCAAGATCCTCGCGGCATACAAGCGACATTGTCGAGTGACAGGAACACCCTCAACCGTTTATCTCAAGGAGTGATCGATGACACAGACGAAACGGAAACCCGTCAAGGACCCGGAACCGACCGAGCGAGAGGTCAAGATCGACAAGGCGAGAGGGATCATCACTCAGATCGGTCAACTCGCCGACCTCGCAAAAAGCGACGCCTCCGGGATGGGCGATTATGCGACGCTGACTCAGATCGTGACCCGGATCGAGTATCTCGTCGAGAGATGGGAGATGGAAATCCTCCCGGGAGAATCGACGTGATCGACATCGACACGGCTCAGACCCTCCTCGATACGGCGGCGGCTTTCGATCTCCCGCCGCGTCAGATCGTCGCTCAGTGGGAAAAGGATCACGGTCGGATTTTTCGTCCGCTCTCGGCGAAATCGCTGACCCTCCTCGCGGAGCGGAATCCGGTCTCCCTGTATGACATCGATTTTATGTTCGGATATGGGGCGAGGGTCAGGCGTCATCTCACGGGAGGAGAGTTCGCGTGATCGCTTTCATGAAAACGCTCGGCGGCGGAACGATCATTCGGAGAGATGTCGTCGAGACCCGGGTCGCCCGGGAGGAACTCGACATCGACAAGTTCAATCCGGAGCGGATATTCGATCCGAGCGAACTCCCGTTTCCCTCGTTTATGCGAGATGCGAACTCCCGTTTCGTGAACTCGTTCCTCCGACATCGTCACTTTTTACTCCGGGTCGAGAACGGGATCGCGGCGGAGGCGGTCGTCCCGATCTTACAGGCTCTCAATCAGGTCAAGGAGAGGCTCCTCGATCAGGCGGCTCGACCGCTCTCGGATCTCTCACAGAGGCGGATGTCAACGCTCGTCGATCAACTCAACTCGCTCGTCGGGTTCGGTTACGGTCAGACGGCGGAGGTCATCAACGAACGGCTCCGGGGCGTCATCACGAAAGAACATCAGATCCTCTCGAATCAGTTCAACGAGATCCTCCCGCCGACGCATATCCCGACCGACCTCTCGTTCCCTGACGCCCGGGCGATCAATCGGATGATTACTCAACCGCTCGGCGGGGCGAACTGGGCGGCGAGACTTCAAAGATCATACGGCGACTCGATCACGACGATGCAATCGCTCTTGACGACCGGGATCGCCCTCGGCGAGAACCCGAGGCGGACGGCTCAAAAGATCCGGAAAGAGATCGGAAACCTCTCGCGTTATCAGGTCGAACGGATCGCCCGGACCGAGGTTCAACGGGTCTCGAACGACGTCGCCCTCGGGATATACGATCAGAACCGGGACATCCTGAAAGGCGTCCGCTCGGTCGAGACGCTCGACGGGAGGACGTGTCTCCTCTGTGCGAACCTTGACGGGCGAGTATGGGATCTCGACGACAAGAACCGTCCTCATTATCCGGTACATCCTTTTTGTCGAGGGTTCCTGTCCCCGGTCACGAAATCAATCGACGAACTACACGACGACGGGATCATCGACAAGGCGGAGGTCCCGGATCGGCTCAGGAAATCCCTTACAGGAAAGATCCCCGCTCGAATCGATTATCCGGCATGGTTCGCCCGTCAGGATGCGGCGTTTCAACTCGACGTACTCGGACCGAAAAAATACCGATTATTCAAGGCGGGAAAAATGGGGATCAGGGATTTTTCCGACATCAAGACCCTCCGGATCTTGAGGATTGATGAACTCCCCGTCATCCCGGGAGACCTCCCCGATATTGATCTCCCCGAGGTCCCCGATCCTCCTCCGCCTCCTCCTCCGCCTCCGCCGATCACGACTCAGGTCAAGGACAAACTCCGGCAGATCGACCGGAAGTTCGACGACAAGGTCACGAAACTCGCTCAAGAACTCCCCGAGGTTGATCAAAAATTAATGGACATCCGTTCCGCCGAACTGGACCTCGTCAACCGTCACGCGATGCTTGACAGGTCGATGAGACCGGAGCGTCTCGCGATCCGTCAGAAACTTGAGGATCTCAAGGGTCAGAAAGCCGTCCTCGGAAAACAACGGGATCGGATCATGAAAGAGACCGGGGAGATCGAGACACTCCGGAGAGACGAGTTCCTCGATGCGATCAAGCCGGAGGACGGTCTCACGACGAAATTTCACCGGGGACCGATCTCGTATACTCAAGAGAATTTCGGAATCGGAAAGCCGGACAAAACTCACTCGTTCAAGAGCGTCAATATCCCCGAGGGATTCACACTCAACGGGAAATTCGAGTTCTCGGGAAAAACGGGGAACATCATCTCAAGCGTCAAGTGGAAAAAAGCCGAGATCGAATATGTCGGGCGGAGGTTCGCTGAGTTCCGCTCGTTCTTTTCCGAAAAGACCGGGGTCAAGTTCATGTCGGCTCTCGGGTTCAAAAAGATGGGAAAGAGTTTTCGCGCTCACTACAGGCGGAGCGACCGGACCGTCACGACCTCCTCCCGGGACGTCGCCCCGGGCGGCGACGGTCAAGTCCTGTTTCATGAGATAGGTCATCACGTCGAATATGAGGACCCGAAAATATGGGCGAAAATTAAGAAATTTTACGCGGAGCGGACGGCGGGAGAGTCCTTTCAGAAACTCCGGGACCTCCGTCCGGGATGGGGCTATAAGTCGAACGAGATCACGAAACAGGACAAGTTTTTCGACCCTTACGTCGGGCGATTCTATGACGACGGAAACGGCGTTCAGAGGTCGAGCGAGATCCTCACGATGGGCGTTCAAGAGATGTTCGTCAATCCGCTCCGGTTCCTCAATATGGACGAGGGTCATTTCGACCTCATCATCGAGATTTTACACGGAGTCGAATAATGGCATCGATCACACTGTTCGGAATCGAAACGGAGAAATACACGCTCGATCCCTCGGACGTTTTCCGGGGACCGGACGCTCTGACGGGGCGGATTCTCACGGACCGATACCGGAGGCTCCTCCCGGAGGTCTCCGGGGCGGCGGATAAGACGAACGCGGTCCTCGCTCTCATGCGGGACGAATACGAGGAGATCACGGGGATCGAGGAGGACCCTCCGCTCGACGAGGCGGGTCCCGAGGTCGATCATTAAGGGGTCAGGGATGAACGAGGAGAGGACTGTCACGATGATAAGGACGCCGAATATCCCGACGTGGAAAGAACTCGATAGGGTCCTACAGGAGAATAAATTGACGGGGAAAATCACGCTTAACTGTCATCAAGGATCGGTCGTCGAGTTTGAAATCATGCAGAGGTTCAAGGCGGAAAAGGAGGGAAAGGATGAGGACTGACGACGGCGAAATCATCAAGCGTCAGATCGCGGAGACCGAGGACTATGACGGGGCGGATCTCGGAAAGATCGTTGAGATCCGGAAAAAGGTCAACGACATCCTGACGATGTCGATCCCGCTCGATAAGAGGGCGGACCTGATCAAGGAACGGATCGAGGAGATCCCGCTCACTGAGGAGGAGGCTTTTGAACTGGGTCAGGTCGAAAAGAACCTCCGGCTCCGACATCTCCTCCGGAAACGAGCGTCGAAGATTTGACAGACTGACAAAAAAGTATTGACATTTTGTCGAGGACTCATTATCGTGTGAATATCCTCGACGTGTTACCCTATAAAATGGGACACAGAAAGAGCGACACCCGCTCGGACTGTGTCCTTTTTTTTTGTCCGAAAACCCCGGGAGGCTCAGAATGGAACGAGAACTATTTGAGATGACGACGGATAAGGCTTTCCCGGACATCTCTATCGACAGGGACAACGCTATAATCAGAGGAATGACGCTCCTCGGGCGGACCTCACAGAACGGTCGAGTATACTCGGAAAAGGCGATTGAGTCGGCGATGCGGCTATATGCCGGGGCGTCATATTACATCGATCATCCGACGCCGACCGAGGAGAAGGAACGGTTCAACGGACGCTCGATCCGGGACCTCGCCGGAAAGATTATCCCCGAGTCGGTCAAGCGGGGAGCGGACGGAATGGTTCGAGGCGATGTACAACTCATCAAGGGTGATCCGATCACGGACAAGGTCCTCGCAATCGCTGAACAAATGCCGGATCGAGCGGGGAACTCTCATCGGGTCATCGCGACGATGTCGCAGGGTAACGAGGGGACCGAGTCAGTCGATGACGTCGTTCATGTCTACGGGGTCGAACTTGTGACCGATCCGGCGACGACCCGGGGACTGTTCGAGTCAAAACAAACTCCCGGACGGGAGGAGGAGGGAATCATGACGTTGAAAGAACTCCGGGAGAAACACCCGGACCTCGTCACGCAGTTGATCAAGGAGGAGAACGACAAGTCTGACACGGCGGCGGTCAT